GAATCAATTAGGCTCATTATGTATAAATCGCAGAGTTGGTTAGAAATACATCAGTACCATCTGAAAAATAAGATACTAGATAAGTTCCAGCAGTAGAAATTGTGGCCAGGATTGAAGCATCAACTTTTGTATTAGAATGAGCTGAGACTGTATGACCACCAGAGTTGACTAAAATAATATTGCCACTTTGAGAAACTATGTTTGTAAATGTAAGAGTAAAGTTACCAGAAGGAGTGCATTTAAAATTGTTTGAATCACTCATACTGAATGATCCATCATTGTCAGTTGTCAAAGTGCCTTTTGCATTTTTAACTACTGCAATAGTTCCGCCATCTTCAATGTTAAGTGCATTGTCTCCATCAGTAAAATCTATACTTGCTGTTTCAATGCTGCCACTATTTACTGTAAGGCCAGTAGAATCTATTGTTACTCTTTTAGTATTATCTGCATAAAAATTAATTTGATTAGCATCTTCAAAATCAATTTTAGTTTGATCATCCTCGCCAATCTTTAAATCAGTGGCCAGTATAGATGTTATGTTTGTTTGAGCTGCTGTAACTACCTGGCCTGTTAAATTACCAGCTACATTACCTGTCAGATCACCAGCAAAAGCATCTGATGTAACAGTGCCATCAAAAAAAGCATCTTTAAATTCTAATGATGATGTTCCAAGATCTACATCATTTGTTGTAACAGGAGCTATTGCTCCATCAGCTAAAGTAATTTGAGCCACTCCTCCAGCTGTAAAAGACATAACATCAGCAGCACTAAAAAATAAACCGCAATTAGTATCACCAGTATTTGTGATTGATGGAGCAGATGCAGATCCATCAGAAAAAGATGAAACACCATCTACAGTTATTGCTTTGACTGTTACGCCTGTTAGATCTAAAACATCTCCACTTACAATTTCCTTTATTGCTGGTGTTCCAGATCCATCTACTATTAAGGGAAATCTATCCGCCATATTAAACTCCTACATTAATTGTTCCAGTCCTGGCTATAACACCCAGAACCCCACTTGTTATTGTTATTGCTACATTTGCTGCTCTACCAACTACAGTTAAAGTTTGACTTGGAGCTGATACAGTTGAAAATGACATACTGCCAGATCCATCAGTTGTTAATACCTGGCCATTAGTTCCATCGCTGACATTCAATCTTGCAATGTCAACTGAATTATCTGCGATTTGATCTGCTCCAACTGCATCATCAGCAATCATAGACTGCTCTACAGAATCGCTTTGTATGGTTGAAGTAATACTTATATTTCCAGATCCATCAAAACTTGCAGATCCAGCTACATCTCCAGCAAGTGCTATTGTCCTGGAATTAGCCAAAGCTGTTGCTGTGTCTGCATTACCTGTAACATTACCTGTCAAATTAGCTACCAACATTGCTACTGTATAACCAGTAGCTCCAGTATTTACTGTGGTTGTTGGCCTGGTTTGAGTATCTGTAAATAATCTAAATGTATTATCTGTTGAAGCATCAAAAAATAATCCAGCATATTTAGTTGTTGCTGATTCTACAAACTTGCCATAGAAACCAAAATCTGTGCTGTTGCCAGTATTATTATCAGTGAAACCCTGAAAGTTAGAATCAGTAATTACAGATCCAGTTTGCGTTGTAGTTCCTGTTACTGTTAGGTTTCCAGATACTGTTAGATCATTGCTAATGGTTACATCATTTGGAAGGCCAATCGTTACAGCTGCTGT